TGGATCAGTGGCTCTGTAGCTGCTGGTCCTCTGTCTTGTGTCACACGTAGACCCGTCGGCGTCCAAATGACGCATTGATTGGTTATTACGTATGAGTTCTCTGCTTGGGGACCTGGGTGCAAATCCAGGCGCTGCATGTCAAAATTCCATCCGATGCAAGTTTGAATCGACCGAAAGGTCTTTTCGTGGCTTACAATAGATGGGAGAATGACGGTCTTTGGGTATTTAATCGTACTCATAGGTACAGTTGGGATCGTTTCGGAGGGATCCGGAATCAGTGTGACATGCTCTAGGAAGGTCTCCTTATGGAACCTATTAAGAGCCTAGATGAAATAAAACTCATCACAGCACTGATCTCGGACGTTTCTAACGTCTGTGGAGATGTGTTCAACACTCGGGCACTTCGTTTAACCATTAAAAAGGTTGAACGTCGTGCTTCGCTGGAAGGACTGGGTTTTCTCACGAAAACCCTCCCAAAACTTGGTAAAGCATTAGATAAATGCCTTGCCGGAGCGTGCGACCTGAACTGTACTGAACTCGGGTTTAAACCCTTGCCCGGTACTAAACTCCCGAGGTTTCTCGGAGAGCTATTCAGCCGCGTACTCGATAGTAATGGGAAGCCCTTACGGCTACCAGACATAAACTGCGTTAAGGTCATACGGCAGATTTGCTACTTGTTTTACAAGTACGAACTGCCATACACCGATGTACAAGAACAACAAGTCACTCAAAAGTTCGAAAGAACTGAGAGCGATCTATCGTCTCTGCAAGACAGCCTTCCATCGCAAGATGGGATTGCTGCTTGCGTTGCTGCTAATCCTATGTGTTCTCGGTTGCAAAACCGGGACCATGGCTGCGGACAAAATCCGCATCCAATGGGGGACCTCCCCCATTGTAGAATAGCAGTGACCCGCAAGGCTAAGCAAATCTTAAATGATTTGTTCGCCTTCTTCGATCCAACACGTATTCACCCTAGGCATGGTCCAGGAGCTGTTTCCACTCGGGAACAACTTGGTGCCAAGTACCTTTGGACGAACGTGTCGTCTCGGATCACGGACGTCTACCCGTATGATGCATATTTTTGTGCATCAAACGGACATGTCTGTGATACGTATACCTCCTTTGCGGAGGTTACAGAGAAGAGTAATTCGGCGCGAGTTATTCTCGTGCCGAAGGACTCTCGCGGCCCTCGCCTAATATCTTGTGAACCCGTTGATTTTCAATGGGTACAGCAAGGTTTGGGACGGGCTATTGTGGAGTTGGTGGAGTCAAGCCGTGTCACCAAGACACAGGTTAACTTCACGCATCAGACGCCGAATCGCATTGCGGCCCTCTATGGGTCGGAAAACGGTCGGTACGCTACACTTGACCTAAATGAGGCAAGTGATAGAGTCAGTCTGGCGCTTGTTCGTCTGCTGTTTCCAGATACGCTTGTAAGGTACCTTGAAGCATGTAGAACTACGTCAACGGTGCTCCCCGACGGACGAGTACTTGAGCTAGCAAAGTTTGCACCAATGGGAAGCTGTTTATGCTTCCCTATATTGGCACTTACTGTGTTCGCTATACTCGCTGCCGGAGCGCCCGACGCATATACGCGAGAGCGTATATTAGTGTACGGTGATGACGTGATCGTCCCAACAGCTTATGCTGCAGACGCGATCGAACTGCTCGAATCGTTTGGGTTGAAAATCAACCGCGATAAGAGCTGCATCAGAGGATTCTTCCGAGAATCCTGTGGTATGGACGCCTTCCATGGTGTCGATGTCACTCCGGTCCGAATACGGACCGTCTGGTCGTCTCACGACAACTCAGCTGATGTCTATTCCTCGTGGATTGCATACGCAAATTCACTTTGGGATAGAAGGTACTACCTGGCCTACGATTACATCGTTGGCTGTTTGCTATCCGAGTTCGGAAGCATCCCAGACTGTTCTATGGGGCTGAGCGCCCCCAGTCTTAGGTCGGTACCCGATAACTACACTGCTCGCATCCGGAAACGATGGAACAAAGACCTTCAGAAGGTCGAGTTCAAAGTTAAGGATGTGGCATCACCTGCGATAATTCAGCAGCTCGACGGTTGGTCCATGCTTCTTCGCTACTTTTGCGAAGCAGGCACAGATTACCCCCTCTCAGCTGCCCAGGTGGATAGTTACAGGCCTCCTTCTCCTTTACAGGAGTCGGTGAGCTTCTCGGTCAGTCGGTACACCGAACGCAGAGCAAGCTATCTTGCTCTGCGCTGGCGATGAGTCAATAATTGATCAACTCATTAGTTGGTCAGGCTAG